TGTTACTACTTTCCAAGTTCTCTACTTCGCATACAGCTCCACGCGCCGGGAGTGGATAGTTTTCCCCTTCACGAAGTCTAGGAAGCAGCGCGCAGAGTGGCTGCAAGACTTGCTGCTAGATCAGACTACAGTAAACACCTACGTGCAGCTTGGATTCTTTCCTAAGCGTGGAAATGCTTGTTGGAGTTTCAACAAGACTTGCCAGTTCTACGGTGTCTGCGACCTCCACGACCACACAAGAGTAGACAGATTCCACACATGGGAACTAGGAATGGATACTCCAGAACAAGTAGACTACATATTCAAGCTTTCGGAAGTGATGAAGGAAATGGAGTGAGACGACAACAGCGAGCTTTTGTTTGTAGTTGTGGAAAATTCCCAGCAGTAGAAACAACTAGACAAGGAAACAGATTCATTCATCGCTACTACTATTGCTTGTGTGGAAAAAAATTTGTAACTGAAGAAAAATGGCATCATAACCTTTTCCGAACAATTGCAGAAAAACGTCTTGCACAATCTGACGCAGAGGAACAAATCCATGCTCCTAAGTGAATACAAAGCTAAAGAAACTCACAGAGTTCTTGCCTACGGACGCAGTAAGACTGGTAAAGATTCCTTCATTGGTCAGCTAGCAAGAACTGGAAAACAACTGTGGTGGTTTGATTTAGAAGATGGGATCAAAACACTGTTGAATCCTGCTATTCTTCCTGTGGAGTTCCACAAGAACATCCATGTATTCAGGATTCCTGACAACCAGCTTGTGCCAATGGCAATAGAAACCATGCTCAAGGTTATGAAGGGAGCAGCAGTAAGTATTTGCTGGAAGCATGGAAAGGTAGCTTGTGTTCCATGCACAAAAGACTCTGCGCCGAGCGAGAGAATCTGCCTGAATGAATTTGGGCTAGATGATTGGCTTGTTATCAACAGTGTTACTCAGCTATCCCTTTCTGCTATGTATGCAGTAATCAAGGTTGAAATGCAGAAAGATAATTGGGAATACAAACCAACCTTTCATGATTATCGAGCGCAAGGTTTCATGCTGGATAGAATTTTCAGCCTCATGCAGAGTGGAAACTTCAACTGTGCTGCTGTCTCTCATGAAATTATGATTGAACAAATTCAAGATACTGCTGGTGGAGGTGGTAAAGATGCACCTGGAAACAATGTTGAAACGATTGTCCCTGCTGCTGGCACTCGTAATTTTAGTCGCCAGTTTGGGAGGTACTTTGACAATATTATTTACCTCGATATTGTGAACAAGAAACATAGAGCATTCAGCAGTACTGTTCACGATGGCAGGATAATGACAGGCACTAGAACTGGTATTGAAATTGAGAAACTCGCAGATGGTAGTCAAAACATTCTTTCACTACTTACAAGGAAAACAGATGGACAACAGAGTACGGGAATACAAGCAGGAGTCGTGGGTAGCACTGTTAAATAGAACCTTCAACGAAATTACCAAACTCGGTATTGAAAAAGGTGGGGAGTATAGTGGAGACAAAGACCGTCTTGCTAACTTCCGCCGCAATGCTGCCAGACTGGGACTTCTGAAGGAACAAGTATGGGCAGTCTACGCTGGAAAGCATTGGGATGCAATAGACCAGCACATCAAGGATCTTGCAAGTGGAACTCTAAGGGTAAAGGCTGAACCCATAGAAGGTCGGGCGCATGACTTAATAGTTTACTTACTACTGTTTCTAGCAATGGAGGAAGAACGCAGACTTGAGCTTGCACCTCGCAAACCGGATGCAATAGATGATACAGCAGGAGAAGCAGTATCATTTTTGTATCCACCCCAGAAGTAACATCAATCACTTTTATCAACCTATAGGAATTTCGCAATCATGACTACTGAAGCAAAAAACATCGTACCAATCGAAGATCTGATGGATGCAAGCATTGACGATCTGAAAGACTTGCCACCGTTTATAGTGCCGCCAGTTGGACACTACAAACTCCAAGTCTCCTTGGAGCGCAAAGTTGTAAACACCCATCCCTGTGTGGAAGCACAGTTTGTTGTGCAAGAGACGCTGGAACTGAAGAATCCTGCTGAAACTCCGGTTGAGAATGGAACGAAGTTTTCCACTCTCTACACAATGGACAATGAGTTTGGTCAAGGGAACTTCAAGTTGTTCCTTGCGCCACTCTTGGAAGGGCTGGGACTGCAAGGCAAGAAAGTTTCAGAAGTTATTGCATCTGTAAAGAATGTCGTTATTGCTGCTACTGTCAAGCAGCGTCCTGACAAGGAAGATAAGGACAAGATTTACGCCAACGTAGTAAACGCAGAACTGCTGTAAACTGTTGTAGCCAACGTGCGCCGGAAAGTATTAGCTTCCCGGCGTATTTCTGTGGAATTTTTGTGAGGGTTCGCTATCCCTGTCGCTGTCGTGCCTGTTGGACTAGGAGAACTCTTGACAAGAATCCAAAGGAATACATTCGACCACCTGTTTGTTTACATTGTGGAAAACGCAAACTTTTTCTGTGTAAAGATAGACTCAGACGGTACAAAGAAAATTGTGATTGTGGAGGGTATGCTTTTGTCCACCGTAAACGCAGCAAGTATTGTCACTTACACCCAGACGCAGAACGTCATTGGGCAGAGAGAATGAACCGTGAATAGTTTATTCGATGATTACGATGTAGATGACACTAACTTTCCTTCTTTTGGCCGCGAGTGTAAACTCTGTGGTAAAGATGGACTTGCTTGGGAAGAATTTGATGGCACCTGGAAACTCATTGATCCTAAGACTTGCCTAGTTCACCGCTGCAAGCCTGTTACTGTTGATGACTTCATGAACTCCAAGCTCTAGGACTCCTGTGCATCTTCTTCTTTGCACCACACCAGACCAGCAGAGTTACCTATCCCGCTTTTCCACACTCTCAGTTCTGATTGGTCACAAAGTATCAGTGCTAGTCCGCACACCTGATACACTGTCGGAACTGGAATCCCAGTGTCGGACTGCGGGAATCACAGGAATCCTCTGCGCGAATCAGTCTCTACTGGAGCGCATTCTCGACGCTACTCCTGACTTCATACATGCACCAAACAGGAAGGCTCTCACACTTGATGACTACCAAGGTTCCTTCCTCTCCCTCCGTAGTGGCATTCCTGTAGTTGTGCTCAATCCACCTGAGCAGATAATGACTGTGCCATATGGCGCGTTTATCTTCTGCCGGTTCATAAAGAAACTAACAGCTCCTGCCTATTGGTTCCCACAAACAGCTTTCTCTTGGAGCACAGCAAATGAAAGAGATATATCTGAAACTTATAATGATTTCCAACAAGCTCTCTTTGTTTCAGTGGACATTGAAACACCTATCCCGAATCCTAACTTACTGGTTAATTGTATTAGTTTTACTGCTTACTTTGCTGACCATACAACTCACTCGCTTGTTATACCATTTACCGATCTGTTCTGGCTAACATGGGTCCGTAAGTTTTGCAGCCTAGACGCACCAAAAGTCCTACAAGGAGGAACATACGATGCTGTATATCTACTACGCTTTAACTGTCCTCTCCGCAATTGGTTTTTTGATACTCTTAATCTTTTTCATTCTTGGTATGCTGAGTGTCCTAAAAGACTTGACTTTGTGGCGGCTTTCGCACTCCGCACTATTCGGTTCTGGAAGGACGATGGAAAAACTGGGAATCTTGAGGACTACTACCGTTATAATGCTCTTGACGGCTGGGCTACAATTAATGCTTTTCTTGCTCTTATGGCTGAATTACCCGAATGGGCAATAGCAAACTACGTTGAGGAATTCCCCCAAGTCTTTCCTGCTATTCACTGTGAACTAGAAGGGTGGAAAGTAGATAAGGAAAGATTTGAGGTAGTTTCTGTGGAGAAGAAGAAGGAAGTAGAGTCGAAACTAGTGGGAATCCGCCGCATGACCAAGGCTCCTTTCTTCAATCCACGCAGTCCCAAGCAGATGCTGAAGTTGTTTGCAGTGCTAGGTTGTGGAGACCTTACTAGTACTGATAAAGCAAACTCCATGAAGGCTGAGTTTCGTCATCCACTTAATTCGAGGGTTCTCGGTGAAATCAAAGCGTATAAAGAAGGTGCAAAATTACTTTCTACCTATATCTTGGACAGCAAATTTCTTCACTCTCCCAAAGGCGTTCGACTCTTATACCGACTCAATCCTGCTGGCACAGACACAGGACGGTTCTCTAGTAGTGAAAGCAGTTTTTGGTTGGGATTTCAAATCCAGAACATTCCACGGGGAGATAGCATTAAACAATTCCTCGTTAGCGATAGTGGATGGTTACTTTCAGAACCCGATTGTAAGCAATCCGAAGCTAGGTGTGTCGCTTAT